CTAACCCCTTGGCTGATGGATGTTACCAATCAAAACACATTCATGATTCATTCTGACAAAATCTTGACTATCGTGGAGCCCAATAGTAAACTGAAGAAGAAGTACGAGGAGCTCCTGGAGTCAGAATGAGGTTCTACACAAACGTCCAGATGGTTGGAAACGACTTTCTGGTTAGGGGATATGAGAATGGTCGATCCATTATCTTCAAAGAAAAATATTCCCCTACACTCTTTGTAAAATCCAAGAGAGAATCCAAATACAAAACTCTTGAGGGTGAGAATGTAGAAGCTATTCAACCTGGTTTTGTACGTGATTGTAGGGAGTTCTACAAGAAGTATGATGATGTTGAAGGGTTCAAAATCTTTGGTAATGATAGGTACATCTATCAATATATCTCTGATAAGTATCCTGAGGATGAGATCAAGTTTGATATCACAAAGATCAAACTGGTTACCATGGATATTGAGGTGAAATCAGAAGAGGGATTCCCTGACCCTGACTCTTGTTCTGAGGAGATGCTTACTATCTCCCTTCAAGATTATGCAACCAAACACATCACCACTTGGGGGAGGAAACCATATACTCCTACAAAGAAGAATGTAACTTATCATCACTTCTCTGATGAGAAAGAGATGCTCAATGCATTCCTCTACTGGTGGCAGGTAAACTCCCCTGAGGTGGTTACAGGTTGGAACGTAAGGTTGTATGATATTNCATACCTGTGTGGTCGTATTGATCGCATCATGGGTACCAAGAAACTGAAACAGATCTCTCCCTGGGGAATTGTTACCAAGGAAGATTTCTTTCTCAATGGTAGGCAATTCAATGTGTTTGATATTGCTGGTGTTACTACACTAGATTATCTTGAACTGTACAAGAAGTTTACTTATACCAATCAAGAGAGTTATCGATTGGATTACATTGCTCAGGTAGAACTGGGGCAGAAGAAACTAGATCACTCTGAGTTTGATACCTTTAAAGATTTCTACACTGGTAACTGGAAGAAGTTTGTAGATTACAACATCATTGACGTGGAATTGGTTGATCGTCTGGAAGACAAGATGAAACTGATTGAGTTGGTCATCACCATGGCATATGATGCTAAAGTAAACTTTGTTGATCCTATGTTCCAAGTAAGGATGTGGGATACCATTATCTACAACTATCTTAAGAAGAAGAATATTGTAGTTCCACCAAGAGGTAAAAGTGATAAGAGTGATAAGTTTGCTGGGGCATATGTAAAGGAACCCATCCCTGGTGTGTATGATTATGTGGTATCATTTGACTTGAACTCTCTGTACCCTCACTTGATGATGCAGTATAATATTTCCCCAGAAACTTTGGTGGAGGAGAAACATCCATCAGTAACTATTGATAAGGTGTTGAACCAAGAACTCACCTTTGAAATGTACAGTGATTATTCTGTATGTGCCAATGGTGCTATGTTTAGGAAAGATGTTAAAGGTTTTATGCCTTTGTTGATGGAGAAGATGTATAAGGATCGTAAAGTATTCAAGGGGAAGATGTTGGACTCTAAACAGAAGTTGGTTGATATTGAAGCTGAGATCAAGAAGAGAGGTATCAAATGAAAATCACACCACAAGTCTTCATTGATATGAATGAAGAGTTTGAAAGGGAGGGAACTCCTATCAGGTTGATTGTTCCCACTCAGGAACAGATTGACAATCCCACAGGACATAAGATTCCACCAGGACCTTATCCCCCACAAAAACCAATGATTGTGGATGGTAGTGATCCCTGGCCACATGGAGGAACTAAGTAATGGGATATCTTATTGGTGGTGCTGGTGAAGAAAAAGAACAGGATATAGTTGTATCAGGAAGTGACTACAGTAAGATTTCAGATGCACAATTACTTAAACTGCGTGATCAAACTGTAAAAGATATTGCAAAGTACAATAACTTTCAGATGGCAAGAAAGATTGCCCTGAACTCCTGTTATGGTGCCATTGGTAACCAATATTTCAGGTATTATAAGCTTGCAAATGCTGAAGCTATCACACTTTCAGGACAAGTTTCTATCAGATGGATTGAACAAAAGGTAAATGGATACCTAAATAAACTCTTGTCAACCGAAGATATCGATTATGTTATCGCATCTGACACTGACTCCATCTATATTAACTTTGGACCTATTGTTAATAAATTTCTTAGTAATAAGTCTGGCGACAAAGCAGCAGTTGTGGGGTTACTTGACAAGATCTGCCAGGAGAAACTGGAGCCTTTTATTGAACGTTCGTATGAGGAGCTGGCGACGTACGTTAACGCGTACTCACAAAAAATGCAAATGAAGCGAGAGAACATCGCTGATCGTGGCATCTGGACAGCCAAGAAAAGATATATTCTGAATGTGTGGGATAGTGAGGGTGTAAGATATGAGGAGCCCAAACTCAAGATCATGGGTATTGAAGCTGTAAAATCTTCTACTCCTGCCCCTTGTAGGAAGATGATTAAGGATGCCCTGAAGTTGATGATGAATGCAACTGAAGATGATGTGATTGATTATATTGAGGACTGTAGAAAGAAGTTCTACAGTATGCCTCCTGAGGAGATTGCTTTCCCTCGATCTGTTTCTGATGTAACCAAGTATAAATCCTACTCCAGCATCTATGTGAAAGGAACTCCTATCCATTGTCGTGGAGCTCTTTTATACAATCACTATCTTAAAGAGAAGAAGTTGGATAATAAATACTCAACTATTAGTAATGGTGAGAAGATTAAGTTCATCTACCTGAAGAAAGCCAACCCCATCAGAGAGAATGTTATTTCTTTCATCTCTGATTTCCCAACAGAATTGGGTCTTGACAAGTACATTGATCACGACTTACAATTTAACAAGGCCTTCCTAGATCCACTTAAAGTTATCCTTGATGCTATTGGTTGGAACGTGGAGAAAACTGTAAACCTGGAGCTGTTCTTTGGCTAATGTTAAATGGGAAACTATTATCTTTATGGTGATAGTTCATATCCTAGGATTGGTAGCCCTACTACCTCAGTTCTGGAGTTGGGGTTCATTCCTTACCTTCCTTACCCTTTACTGGGTTACTGCATGTTTAGGTGTAACCATAGGATATCACAGACTTTTATCACACAGATCATTTAAAGTACCACAGTGGGTAGAAAGGTTCTTTGCCACCTGTGGATCTTTGAGTGCAGAATATGGACCTATCAGTTGGGTAGGTATTCATAGGCAACACCATAAGTTTTCAGATACACCTGATGATCCTCATGATATCCATAAGGGTTTCTGGTGGAGTCATATCCTGTGGATGTTTAAATATGTTCCTGCAGAAAAAAATATTCCTATCTATGCTAAGGATCTGAGAAAAGATCCTTACTATCTGTGGTTGGATAAGTATTTTCTTTTACTTCAAGTACCCCTTGGATTGATGTTGTATCTGATGGGTGGTTGGTCTTTTGTATTGTGGGGAATTTTCCTCAGATTGGCTGTGGTATATCAGGTTACTTGGTTAGTTAACTCTGCTGCTCACACCTGGGGGGATCAACCATTCTCCTCTCAAGATAAATCAACCAACAGTTTGTGGGTTGCATTACTTACATTTGGGGAAGGATGGCATAATAACCATCACGCTTTCCCATCCTCTGCCAGGCATGGTATTTTACCTGGCCAAATTGACATTACTTGGTACCATATACTATTATTGAAGTACCTTGGTTTAGCATCTCACATTAGAACATAATATGGATTTTCTCAAAGACATTGTAAAAGAGATTGGAGATGAGTACACAAAACTCGCAGCAGACATTGACGAAACTGAAACATATGTGGACACAGGTTCGTACATTTTTAACGGGCTTTGCTCAGGCTCTATATTTGGTGGTGTATCTGGGAATAAGATTACTGCCATTGCTGGGGAGTCTTCTACTGGTAAGACTTTCTTCTCTCTCGCCATGGTACAAAACTTTCTTGATAGTAACCCAGATGGGTATTGTCTATACTTTGATACGGAAGCTGCTGTTACTAAATCACTCCTTGAATCCAGAGGGGTGGATACAACACGCACTGTTGTTGTGAATGTTGTAACCATTGAGGAGTTTCGTCAGAAGACTCTCAAGGCTGTTGACCTTTATCTCAAAACCCCAGCAGAAGAACGTAAACCCTGTATTTTCGTGTTAGACTCCTTGGGTATGTTATCCACTGAGAAAGAGATTTCTGATGCGTTGGCAGACAAACAGGTTCGTGATATGACAAAATCACAACTGGTGAAGGGAGCATTCAGGATGCTCACCCTGAAATTGGGACAGGCAAAAATTCCAATGATTGTCACCAACCATACCTACGATGTAATTGGATCTTATGTACCAACTAAAGAAATGGGGGGAGGCAGTGGCCTCAAGTATGCAGCAAGTACGATCATCTATCTCACAAAATCAAAAGAAAAAGATGGAACGGAAGTGGTCGGAAATATTATCAAAGCTAAGACTGCTAAGTCGCGTCTGAGCAAGGAGAATAAGGAGGTAAAGGTTCGCCTTTATTATGATCAAAGAGGATTGGATAGGTATTATGGATTGTTGGAACTTGGAGAGGCAGGTGGTCTATGGAAAAACGTAGCAGGTAGGTATGAGTTTGATGGTAAGAAAGTATATGCCAAACAAATTCTGAAGGACCCTGAGACATATTTCACTCCAGAGGTAATGGAGAAACTAGACCAAATTGCAAAGAGAGAGTTCAGCTATGGAGAAAATTGAGTTTCTTATTCTTAAGAACCTATTACATAATGAAGAGTATCTCAGGAAGGTTATTCCCTTCCTGAAAAAAGAATATTATCAAGATTCCAACCAAAGGATTGTGTTCCAAGAGATTCAATCCTTTGTGGAACAATACAATGATGTACCTACTAAAGAAGTTCTCACTATTGAGATTGAGAAGAGAAAGGATATCAATGAAGCAACCTTTAAAGAACTGGCACACCTGATTAGTCAACTAGAGAATGAGCCTGTAGAGTTTGATTGGTTATGTGATACCACAGAGAAGTGGTGTAAAGAACGTGCTGTTTATCTGGCACTCCTAGAATCTATCAACATTGCTGATGGTGGAGATGAAAAGAGACAACCTGACGCTATTCCTTCCATTCTTTCAGAGGCACTGGCTGTTGGTTTTGATTATCATATTGGTCATGATTACCTAGAAGATTATGAAGAGCGTTATGCTATCTACACCACCAAGGAAGAGAGGATGCCCTTTGACTTGGAATTCTTCAACAAGATTACGAAGGGAGGACTTCCCAACAAAACTCTCAACATTGCACTTGCTGGAACTGGTGTTGGTAAGTCTCTCTTTATGTGTCATCACGCTTCTGCCTGTTTGATGCAGGGTAAGAATGTTCTGTATGTCACCATGGAGATGGCTGAGGAACGTATCGCAGAACGTATTGATGCCAACCTCCTGAACATTCCTATTCAGGATGTATCAGAACTTCCAAAACAGATGTTTGAAACTAAGGTAAATAACATATCACAGAAGACAAAAGGAACTCTTATCATCAAAGAGTATCCTACAGCGAGTGCACACAGTGGACATTTCAAATCACTTCTTAATGAGCTTGCACTTAAGAAGTCATTTCGCCCTGATATTATTTTCATTGACTACCTTAACATTTGTGCTTCCTCTAGGTATAGGGCGGGCAGTAATGTTAACTCATATACGGTTGTCAAATCAATTGCTGAAGAACTTCGAGGACTGGCTGTCGAGGCAAACGTCCCTATCGTTTCTGCCACCCAGACCACTCGTTCTGGTTTTGGTAGCAGCGATGTGGAGCTCACTGATACTAGTGAGTCCTTTGGTCTCCCTGCTACTGCTGATCTTATGTTTGCCCTTATTAGTACAGATGAGCTTGAATCACTGGGACAAATATTAGTGAAACAATTGAAGAATAGATACAATGATCTGTCTATCAATAAGAGATTTGTTATTGGTATTGATAGATCTAAGATGAGACTGTATGACTGTGAACAATCTGCTCAAGAAGATATCCTTGACACAACCAAGGAAGAAGAGTATGATGATGAGAAGCCTAAGAAAAGTTTTGCGGGATTTAAATTCTGATGAAGATTAGAAAATATGCATCCATTGAGAAAGATGGATACTTCCAAATCTATGAGAAGGATGGAACTCCTGTATGTCAATGTGCATCTATTGGAGATGCTAAGATGATGCTTTCATTGGTGGAGGGTAGAACCCTTAGAAAGGTATCTATTATTGAACCAGAGACTGTTGATGTTTCTTATATTGCAGAGGAACCAGACAAACAACTAGAACCACAAAACATCTTACCTGAATCACAACAAGAACCATTACAACTATGACTATTGCACCCCAAGAACAAGTAATCGATTACGATAAGTATCTTGAGTTCGTATATCAAACTACCTCAGCTCCCAGCACAGACTTCCATGTACTTAAAGAACGTATTGACGAACTTCAGCGAGACGGTGCTGACGTGGCTCGTCTTGCGACTGCTGCGTTTGGCCTTAGTGCTGAGGCAGGTGAGTTCACAGAGATCGTTAAAAAGATCATCCTACAGGGTAAACCTTACTCGGAAGAAAATATCTTTCACATGAAGCGTGAACTTGGAGACATCATGTGGTATATGGCTCAGGCTTGTATGGCCCTAGATACTACATTCGATGAAATTCTAGAGATGAATTATGAGAAACTGAGTGCTCGTTTCCCAGAAGGTGCATTCGATGTGTATCGTTCGGAGAATCGTGTAGTGGGAGATGTATGACGATAAGGATTAAAGATAACTTTCTTGATCCTGAATCATTCAAGAACCTTCAAGAAGTAGTCTTCAGTACATCATTCCCCTGGTATCTGAGAGAGGGTGTATCTGGTGTGGGTGAAGATAGTTACAACATGATGTTCAGTCATGTTTTTTACAAGGATAACATGCCAACCCAGTATTATCTTGGACTAATCGTTCCAATTTTAAATAACTTTGATTGTGATATTAAGTCACTGATTCGTGTCAAAGGAAACCTGTATCCAAAAACAGATGTGTTGCATGAACATAACGATCATGTAGATTTAGATTTTCCTAACAATGGAGCAATCTTATACTTAAATACAAACAACGGTTTCACTGTGATTGGTGGTGAGAAAGTTCAATCGATATCCAATCGTATGATTTATTTTGACCCTGAAGTTCCACATCACAGCACAACTTGCACTGATAAATTAGTTAGGGCAAATATCAACTTTAATTTTTTCTAATGAACTTCACTGATAAAGAACTAATAGATATGAGGTGGGCTCTTTACCACTTCACTGCAAACAAACCTGGATTTTTTGCAGACGAACAAATTNTNNGNGTGAGNAAANTCATTTNTAAGATTGATAAANAAATTGATGACNACAACAACTATGACACCAGTGGAAAATGAAAATTCTAACCCTTGAAGATTACCAGAAGGCAGGAGAGCATTTCTGGGACAAATATTGGTATGTGGCCAAAGAACTTGGTGAAGGAGCCAAGACTGAAGACATCCTCAAAGCTATGGAAGCTGTAGGTGCAGTGGCTATGAAGCTTGTACAGGAAGAAAAAGAAGGACAATTTGGATTTAAAAAGGAGACTAATGATGGTGAATCTTGAAGTAAGTGAAGCAGTGGCAGTAGATGTGGCTAGACTTCTCATTCGTGAACAAGCTCAGTACAGTTCAGTAGAAGGTATTGTACCTCAACGCATTGTTCATCTTAGAGAGTTTATTGATCAGATTGCTGAGAAAGTAAAGAATGATACTGAGTCTATCTAATTTTTTATACAAGTTCTTTGTGGTAGTACTAATGAACTGTTCTACCCCAGAGAACTTCTCTGGTTGCCTGAGAATAAATGAATGGTTGATTCCAGATGTAAAAAACTATGCACCCTATGTATGGGGTGAAAGAAAGGCTTATGACACTGAGAAAGAAATCCTAGATAATATAAATAACTAAAAAGTATTGTAGAAAGATGTCTTCATCAATGATTAACTTTATGGAAGCTTATTCAGCTGTCCATAATCCAGAAGCTAAACAAGAGTTCTACTCCAATAGAGATGACATCACTGAGATGAACCTCTCACAATTGTTTGATGGAGATCTGGTAGACATCGCTGAACAGGTTGTTCAAATTATTTTTGAATACTATACTGTAGCAGGAGCTAAGAATCTAATTTATGAAACTCTGAGTGAGGTACCTCCTATTCAACAGCATAAAGCTGATAGATTGATTGATTCTTTCCAAACAGTATTCAGAAAGGTGGATGAGGTATCCCCTATTCAGGCTGCACAAGAATTTGATAAGTATCTGTATCTGAAAGGACAACAGAGAAACAAATCCATTATGAATTCTGTTGATGAGTCACATGCAAGACTCCACAGAAATCAAGTGGTTGGTGAGATGGCCAATGTAAAAGAGCGTCTCCTTAACATCTTAGAGAAGAAAGCTAATAAGGATTATGATGGAGATGGTAAAGTAGAGTCTGGTAAGGATGAGTACTTTGGTTCTAGAGACAAGGCCATCAAAAAGGCCATGAAGAAAAAGAACCCTGCTTCTAAAGAAGAGGCTCTGAGAAAGGATGATGATCTAGCTGGGGCTCCTATGGAGGCCACAGAATATAACACTTATGGAGCTGCTTCTCCTAAGATGCACAAAACTCAGATGAAGGCCATGGCTGGGGCATCTGATAGAAAGAAACAGTTGGGTAAAGCTGATGCAGCTTCAGCATCCAATCCTTATAGAAACAAAGCTAAAGCTGCTTTGGCCACAGAAGAGAAGTGTGAGCCCTGTGATCACGACAAGAAAAAGAAGAAGCAAGGTTACAATGATCGCCTGGATGATTCACTGGGTGCTAAGAATGGTAAGAAGAGCCAGTCTGAGAAGGATCGTAGAGATGAATCAGAAGGAGAAGAGAAGTCAAAGGGTAAGCGTAAGTTTTCTGGAGACAAGTCCATGGATGAGATGTTCTCCAAGGAAGAACTTGATGCTATTTTTGAAAAGGTAGCTCAATGGAATGAAGAGGGTCCTGCATTCCCTTATGAGACTAAGGCACAAGCCAAGGCACAAAAGGATCATCGTAAAGGCAAGAGTGCTAAGGGTCTGAAAACTGGTAAGAATGCCCCTAACTATGAAACCTCTAGAACTTCAGGAGCCAATCGCACAACGTAAATGGAAGTACTTGAATATCTAAAGAATGTAAACAGACAATTAAAAGAAGGAGCAGCTGATGATGCCCGTGAGATGGGTCTTGAATATGCCGGTTATGGTAAATGGAGAGACCCAAAGACTGGTACAGTAACCCATAAAAGTTTGAAGAGTGGTGGCCAAAACTNCTCTTCAAAAACTTGATCCAAAGGATCAACCACAACAGAAATCTGCTGCTCCTGCAGGTGATCAGAAGACATTGCGTGATGTAAGAAAGGATCAACAACCTAGAGTAAGAAAAGATTTAGCTAGAACAGCAAAGGATAAAGAAGAGGAAGCTCTTTTTGCTGCTCAAACTGCATCTCAAGGGATGTGGCCACACTATTCTCCTGAGAGAAAACAGTTTCACATTGATCAACAGAAACAGATAGCTGCTGACCAAGAGGAAGCTGAAAGATTAGAGAGAGAAGAACAAGAAGCCAAGATTGCAAAGGATAATGAGAAGGCATCACTGGATGCAGCCAAGGCAGCAGAGCTAGAATCAGAGCCTAGTAAGGATAGAGAAGAGTTTAGAACTGTAGATGAGGTAATAGAAGAGCAGGGAGATGATGAAATAGATGATGATGCTATTGATCAGGAGATGGAAGACATTGAATCAGATTATAGAGCAGCAATAGAGGCTGCAACTGAGAGACAAAGGAAGGCATTAGATAAGAGATATGGGGCATTTCGTGAAGCAATGTCCAACATTCCAGCAGGAACTGAAAGGAGTTCCTTCCTTCAAGCCATGGCTCATGCTAAGACATTTGAAGGTAGAGTCAACGCTGGTGCAGGTAAAAATAACCTAGGATATGGTGATATTCAGAACCTAATGGCTAATCGTGATCGTCTTTTGGAAGGATATGGAGATGGATCTCCTGAACAAATCAAAGAATTTGTTGAATCTGTACGTTCAAACAAGGTAGATGATGAGTTTGTAGACGCATCTTTTGAAATTCTGCCTGATGCATTCAAGAAATCACTGAGTGGTAAGGGTCAAGTCACCAATGATAAGTATGTTTCTGATGATAAGGCTCACAAAGACATGCATTATCTTGGTAAAGATGAGGATGGTAATGCAAGAAGAGGAGCTGCTAATAACAAGGACAGAGCCAAACTGATGTGGAGAATTTATCTGGAACAGGGTGGTAGAGATGCCTATACTGGTCTCCCATTGGACATTCAGGCTATGGATTTGGAGCACGTTCGTGGTTTCAACAACAAAGATGGTGGTAAACCCAGTAAAGAACAGTGGGAACAGAGGGAAAATGATGACAATTTCACCCTAATCAACTCTAATATCAACCAAAAGAAGGTAGATATGTCTATGAAAGACTTCTTTGAGAGAGAAGTTGACCCTCTTAAGGACAAAGGAGAGGATGAATTTGGGGGCATAGAGAAACTTTTTGAGAAACAAAACCAGATTGGTACAGTTGGTGACCAATTAGCCAAGACCCTGTTAGGTGAGGGTGGTAAAGGTATGGGTGACACTGTTACAAGAGAAATTCTTTCAGAACACTTTGGTAATGATGATAGAAGCTTCACAGAACTCAGAGATGAGTTCCGTAAATTTGCTACTGATGACAAAACTAAG